TGTCTATATGATCGCCAGCTTGATTTATTATCTTGACTAATCTAAAATTCTCTTTTGCAAAAGCACTTATAAGATCTGGTATATCGTTAGGATCAAGTGTTTCTATGACATGACGTAAAAATATCTCAACGTGTAATTCTTCTTCTAATGTAACGTCAGCCAAAACCCAAGGCTCAACTTTTCGCCTTTTTTTTGCTTGCTTGTTAAACCAGTTTGACCAAGGCATTACAAGTTTCATTACAAGTCCCTCCAAACACACACTAGCGTACTGGTCATATAAGGCAACAAAGCTATACTTGGCTTAGTTACATTATTGAATTATGGCTCCAATGGGCAAAGGCACTTACGGAAGTAAGGTAGGAAGACCTAAAAAGAAAAAAAAGAAAAAGTAATTTATCTGCCGGGAAACAAAGCTTTTTCCAACATATCGCAAAGGCGATCATCCACAGTATTATCGGATTTCTTAACCATAGCTCGTACTATATCAAGTGCGAGTCTTTTTATTGCTTTTCCACGAAGAAAGGCAAAAAGTATAGGCTCAATAATTTTTAGCATTGTTTACGCTATATTGCTAAATTTATAGTAGCTCATTTTTCACACTAAGAGCTATAGCCTCTTCTACTGGTCATAACGGAAGAGGCTATCTTCTTGGCTTTATCTCTGCAACAGCAAGCTCTACTTCTTTTAGTCTATGCTGTTGTATTTCGCACAAGATCATCTCTTGATTGTCTACCTCTATAAGATATTGATCCCACAGATACAAAACACGCTGTAAGTAATGCCCCACCTGTTGCTGCTATTACCTCAATCACTTTACGAGTCCTCAATATATGTCTATTATGACAGAAAAGGCTTATGACAGCTAAGAAACCTAAAAATCTTTTGCAGAAATTAAAAGAGAAAGTAAGCGACAAAGAAGAACAATTTGAGTATATCTCAGTCGCAGTCAGGCTTTTGGTAGTTTTTTGGAGTGGCCTTCTTGTTACGAGCAACTACTTGCCTAAAATTCCCGGCCTTACTACTGGAGAAAAACAGGATATTACATTTCCAGCCAGCTTGTTAGCAACGGCACTTTCCAGTTTTGGTTTAGAGCAAGCTAAGAAAGGTAGCAAGAAAGACGATAAAGTTGCGGAAAATCAAGGTATGGTGCAGACTATAAGGGTAATAACACCTATTAAAATAGAAGGTGCTGAAGTAATCGACCCTAAACCACAAAAATGAAAAAGCTACTTCCATTTATTTTTGCAGTTGCAGCTACACCAGCATATGCCAATGTTACGGCTAAATATGTGACCTCTGCACAAATTTCTATAGACTCGCCTTATGTAATTACTAATGCTGCGCCATCAACTTATAGCATAAGCGGAAACAATGTCACCACATCTACAGGAACAGGTGATTCTGTTGTTACTAATGCTATTGGAGGACTAAATCTAGGCAGTTTAAGTAATGGTGTCCCAGCAGCAGTTAACACAAACAAAACAGTAACAACTGCTGGCTCTGCCTTTTCTTTTAGCGAAAGTTATCAGGCTGGAGATGTGACACAATCTGCTATTACACCTAGTTCTGGAATAGCAACTTTACCTGTGCTTGGTGGTCAAACAACAGTTATAAGTGGAGGTACTGCTGGAAACCTTGCCCTTACAAGTCTTAGCTCTGGAATCCATACCTGTACTGCTGGTGGAAGTGGTACTAGCTGTATTGGATCTACGACTGTCAGCATACAAATTGACTAAACTCTGGCTACTGCTAGTATTTATATACCCGATCAAGGTTTTTGCTACTCCTGTAGTGCCTCAGTTCCGAAGTGGTAGTAGTACAACTTCTTCAACCTCGGAATCTGTTATAAATGAAACTATAACTAGCTATCAATATCGAACTGGTTATACATTTAGCGTATCGGGTCACAATATAGAATCAACAGATATTAATGGTTACATCAACCCAACACCTACAAGTGTTAACGAGCAAACTGTTGGAGGTGTAAACTTTACTTGGACTTCTTTAGACGGAACATCAAACCCAAGGTGGCAAGTAGCAGTCCCCGGCAGTTCCTTCAGTCTGGTCGAAAGTGTAATGGCTCCCGGCCTCGATACAGTCACAAATATAACCAGAACTATAACTACCTCAACTACCACAGAATCTACAAGTACGTTTGGGCAATAGCGATATTATTAAGTCCTATCAAAACCCTTGCAAACACTACAGTCGCTAGTCCTCAATCACAAAGTACCGGAGTAGTTAATAATAATGCAACCATGATAACCCCCTCAAGCCATCCACAATTTAGGATGAGCCAAGGCATTGTTTGTGCATCTCCTACTCTTACAATTACACCTTATATGACAGATGCTTGGTCATTTAACAGGCCAATAGAAACTGTAACTAGAACTCCAATTTATGATGAAGATACAGGAGAGATAAAATATTACCAAGAAATACCAAGATTTGAAAAAGATAACTACAACCTTAACTATGGTATCTCTGCACAGATAAGCGTTCCATTAGGCAAAGCACCAAAGCTATGTTTAGAAGCAACAGAAGTAAATATAAAAAATCAAAAGTTATTAACTAAAAAACTACAAATGGAAATTGAACTTTATAGATTAACTATTTGCTCAGAGCAGCTTAAGAAAGGTGTTCAGTTTGTTGGTAAGTATGCCACTACTTGCGAAGGAATACAAGTTTCTATACCTCCAAACCAAGTTGTGCCTCATACACACAAAATTGACGTAAAACCAAAAAAATAGCCCCTTCAGAATCGCCTGTAAGGGGCTTAAAAAAATGTTTGCTTATGTTTATACCTTACAAAATAAGGTGTTAAGTCTAATAAATAGAAGTGTATGCAGTGACCAGTTCTGTCTCAATGTCAGTTGGTTTGCCTACTTATTAGACCTAACTAGATAACCGAGATGGCCGCCCATTCCTGACACTTACAGAAACCAACTTAATTAAGAAACCATACATCACTTGCTGTAAAGTGAACTCCACTTAGTTTGGCTGCAAAACCAAAAGTTATCCCAGCGTTTTAAGCAACTGACGTTCTGACAGTGAGGAGGTGGAACTTAATCCACTCTTTATCAGGTCTGGTTGCTTGATAACTATATTAGTTTATTTTTTCTTTTTTGTCAGTTTTGTCATAATTTGTTTAACAGCAGGTTTTACTAACTGTAAAACAAGCGGTGCAGAAGCACCGACCAAAGCAAGACTAAAAACACCAACAAATTGATTAGCAGAAGGGATGTATTGATCTTTGAAGGGTACGTCTTCATAAAGAGTTATGCACTCAGTTTTATCTAAACGATGTCCAATTACAATTTCAAGCTTCTTTGCATTTCTGTAATCACCTACTCGCTGGTCTTTTGGACTAGGACATTCTGGTATTACTATATCTTTATTTTTTTCTTTTGGTATTTTAGGTGTTTCTGTTTTTGGTATTTCTGGATCTCCTCCTTGTGGCAATGGCTCTTCTATCATTGTCATTCGATTAGGATTGTAATCAGGAGGATAAAAATTAGGAAAAGTAAAATCACAAATTGTATATGTGCCGTTTGGGTCGTCTAATAACAAATTATGATTACCTGTATTTTTTATATCTCTATGTTGATAGGTACAGCCCGGTGTATTTATTTCTAAGTACTGAGTAACTATAGGAATATCTGGTGTGTATGGTTCTGGAATATATATTTCTGGAATATATATTTCTGGAATATCAATCGTAGGCATTTCTTGGTAGATACACTTCTACATAAGCAAAACATTTAGGGCAAGATAAGTTTGTGACCATAGAATACTGCGTGTCTTCTTCCAAGTCTTTATCTCCACCCCAAATTAATTCTGACTTACAATGCCAACAATTCATTTTTTAAGGTTTAGTTTTGGTAGTGCTGGTATTGATTCACCAGTTGTAGAAGGTAGCGAGTTTCCTAGTACATCACCCATAAGTCCCTGCACATTTTCAAGCACTTGATTCATCATCTTTGCCTTAAATTGTTCTGACGTTACATACTTATATGTAAAGAAACCACCGCCAAGTATTCCCAATACTAAAACAGTAGATAGTATGGAGAGATAGTTACAGATTTTTTGAAACATGGTAAAACTTGCAATATTAAAGGCTATGTCAGTTATGAGCATAGCCGTATTACTGTTAATTATAGGTCTATCTCCTCTGTACGTCACATTAGGAATAATGCAACGTCAGATTTTAGAAAAATCTAATTAAAATGCAACGCCAGTAGCTTGTACTGGTGTATTAATTAAATCAATTTCTGCTTTTAGTCCAGCTTCAAGAGCAGTAACAGCATCTGTTCCAAGTGCATCTTTAACCCAAGTTATCATAGTTGCACTGTCTGGTGTTTTCTTAGATTCATCAAAAGCAATAAATTCAGATGGAAGTGACTCAGGTTTGACGTAGGTTATTTCGCCTGTACGTCTTGCCTTTTCTTCTGTGCCATCCATTCCTTTTACTCGATAGACAACATTTGTAAAGTAACCATCAGCAACATCTCTTTTACAAGCAGTGCCGTTAATTTCCCAAGTGTAGGTAATAGCCATGATAATTTGAATTAAATTTTTACTTTTATTCTACAACTTCTGTCGCAGATTGCTCTACTCCTTCTTGTTCTTTTACAAGTTCCACTAACTGCTCATACTTGGCATTAGCAACTTTAAACTGTTCAAGAAGTTGTTGGTTTGAATTACTAAGTTTTTTAGCTTCTTCAATACCTGCGTTGTACTTTTCAGCAAGAGCCTGTGCTTCTGCCTTACGTTGTTCGCATTTTTCAGATAATGTTGACATAAAATATATGTAATTATTTTAAAGTGTAACTACTGGAACGTATAACGGCAATACGGCTTACGCTCCCTCTAATTTTTCTACTCTACCTATAAGTTCTTGAACAGCAGCCACTAAAAGCGGTACGAGTTTTGCTTGATCTATGCCTTGAGGTAATATCTCACCTAATCTATCTTCTTCATATTCTTCATTATCTATCATTTCTTGTGTAATAACAGCATCTTTTGTGCCTGTAATTGCCTCTGGAACGGCTGTGACCTCATGTGCTAAAAATCCATCAACTGTTACAGTTTTATCAGCAATAAAATTAAATCTGTAAGGTTTTAAGGTTTTTAATCTTGTAATTGCATCAGATAATGAAACAACATTTTCTTTTAATCTATAATCTGAAGTTGTATTATATGCAGTTGATGAGTTGTTATGAGAAATAGAACCAACAGAACTACCTCTGAAAAATTCAATAGATAATCCTACATTTGTCCTTCTATTTAAAGTTAAAATTTTACCGCCAGAACCACTTTTAACAGCTTGAATAGCTTGACCATTTCCAAAAACTATAAATCCATCAACATCTAAACTTGAAGATGACTTACCAATTCCCACATTGCCATCGTTTGCTACACGCATACGTTCTGTATTATTTGAACTAAGAATTAAATGTGCGTTTGATACAGCATTAACATGACAATTCCCTGACGAATCATGTCCAAGATCTAAACCTGTTCCACTACCTCTATCTCCAGCAGTAATTCTGACGTAGGAACTTGTAGTATTTGCGGTATCAGGCCAAACGTGTAAAAGCTGTTGTGGATTTGTATTACCAATCGCAACGTTTCCGGATGAATTTATACGCATTCGTTCATTAGCAACTCCAGTTGTATAAAATTTCAACGCATCATCAGAATGATTATATCCAATCGCACCTCTTGATGAATCGCCACTATCACCAAAATCAACACGACATTCAGCAGTTGTACCAGAAGTCTTTAACATCAATCTAGGTTGTGTTGATGACTTACATATTATTTCTGCTGCACCACCAGTATTTACCACATCAAGTAAAGCATCTGGACTTGTTGTACCTATACCAACCGAACCATTATTTGTACCAGCAGTTTTAACAGCAAATTGAAAATTACCAGCACTATCTTTAATACCTATCCAGTTTTCTGTACCACCAGAACCAGCAAGAGTACCACCAACATTAGCTATTCCTAATGCGCTTGTTATCTTAATCCCATAATTTGTAGTCTCAAGCTTTTTACTGTTATCAAAATAAAGATCAACACTACTATTATGGCTACAATCAACACCGATTTCTCCATCATTTACTCTTATCCTTGCAGATCCAGCAGAAAGTAAATCTAAATTATTTCCATCACTATTTCTAATAGTTAAAGCACCAGTACTGTTATTAATGAACGAATTTGAACCATTGTGATAAATTTGTAGGTCATTACCATTTCCAAGTATTACTTTATCGTTATCACCACCATATAAATGCCCTGTGGTACCAACGCCAAAAAGAAGATCACCATATACATAAACACCACCTGTAACTGTCTCTAACTTTTTACTGTTATCGAAATATAGTTCGACTTGTCCGTTCTCAAAAATTTTAAACATATTTTCAGAAACAGCAGCATTAGTAATTAAAAACTCATTTGTTGCTAAACGTAACTGTCCAGTTCCAGTATCTTTTATATAGCTATTACTTCCATCGTGATAAATTTGTAGGTCATCACTATCTCCAAATACTGATTTAATATTGTCATTATGTACTACACCAACATTACTACTTCCAGTTGGTAGTATTCTTCCTGTTACAGTAACTCCATTTGAATGTGTCTCTAGCTTTTTACTGTTGTCATAGTAAAGTTCTACGGCTCCGTTATCTGTTGCTTTAATTGAAGTTTCATCAGTACCAATAGTTAAGACTGCATTAGTGTTCTCGATACGGAAATCGGCTGAACCAGTATTATGAAGCGCTATTTTTGCAGTACCGTCACCTGTATTAAAGACTCTAAACGATGCGTCAGTTGTGGAAAAAACTTCAGCACCTGTACTTGTAGTCTCTAACTTCTTTACGTTGTTATGGTATAACGATACTGGGCCGTCAGGTTCAAATGTGGCTAATGGTTCTTGTCCAGTACCTTTATAAAATC